AAGACAAGGCCGCCGCTGACGCTAAAGCCGCTGCTGACGCTAAGGTTAAAGCAGACTTACTAGCTAAACAAGCTGCTGATTTAAAGACAGCTCAAGCAGCTAAAGCAGCACAAGACAAAGCTGCTGCTGATGCTAAGGCTGCTGCTGATGCTAAAGCTAAGGCAGACGCTGCGGCAGCTAAAGTAGCTCAAGAAGCTCAAGCAGCTAAAGCAGCTAAAGCAGCTCAAGAAAAAGCTGCTGCTGATACTGCAAGAGCAGCGCAGGAAGCACAGCTTAAAGCGGAACAAGCTCAAGTAGCTGCTGAACAAATAAAAGTTCCTACAGTAGCAGAAGTGCCACAGGAAGTTGCAATTGAAGCAGCCACTACTAAAGCATTTGAAGAATTACCAACTTCTCCTGTTGATGGAGACTATGCTTCTTTAACTGCTGACGCATTTGCAAGCGTCTTTGATAACTTTACTGACGAACCTGTTGTAGCTTTGCCGCCACAAGTTAAAACAACAGCTCTGGTAGAAGCCAACCAACCAACCTCTACAGGTAGTGTTGCTGATCAATTTGAAAACTATCTTGCTACAGATTTTACAGCGGACAAAAAAGATTTAGTTGCCAATAAAAAAGATAGGTTTGCTATGGCTGATGGCGAGCTGGCTATTAACGTAGACGAATGGGCAACCACTAAAGCTCAAGGTACTGCCTTCACCAACATGGTAAAAGAAACAGGAGCTTCGCTTACTAAAACTATTGCACAGCCTTTAGAAATAGACTGGCCTTACGGATACGATGCTGACAATCTTTACATGAAAATGCCTGAAGAACTCGAGGGCGAGTTTAAGATGGACAGCGGGTTTACAAAGGAAGAACAAGACAAATACTTTAAGTTATTGTCAACAGGCAGCTTTAAAGACATTAGTGGCGGAAAAGCTGGTGTTGGTGAGTACAGCATGGTTTGGGTTAAAGACCCTCCAGAAGAATCTTTCTTAAAGCAAGTGTTGTCTAATCCTTTAGTTAATATTGCTTTATCTGCTGTTGGTGTTCCTGTTTATCTTACTACAGGTGCTAAAGTAGCTGCTGGTGTAGACGTTAGCCCTCTTGAGATCGCTATGACAGCTATGGCTGGTTTAGATAAATTAGGTGTTACTAAACCGCCTGTTCCTGCTGGAGCTTCAACTATTGACCCTACCAACATTGCTGCTGTTTCTGGCGACGCTGCGTTAGATGCTTATTCAGCGGCTACCCAAGGCACTGGTTTATTCGGTTTAGGTTACAATCAAACACAAAACTTAATAACAGCAGCCGCTTCTGATAACTTAGCTGAAGGTGTTGTTCAAGCGTTTGGTGCACCTATAGTTGAAAAGTTTATTGCTGACTTACCACAAACAGACGTAACAGCTTTGGCCGCTAAAGCTGGAGTACAAGCAGACGATTTAGCTACTGGCCTAAACACTGCAATTGCTAAAGTAGTTGGTGGCGCTAGTTTAGAAGATGCTCTGGAAGCAGGAGCTATTGATTATGTTAGAGCAGGCGGTAGTTTACCCGATGTTATTCCAGAGTTTATAAAAGAAGCTGGTAAAGGATTAGAAGATGTTGCCAGAGCTGTGGGTAGTGTTATTGACGATAGTTTCCTACAACCAGCAAAAGATTTATTTGAGGGAGATGTAGATTTTTCTTCAATAGAAAATGCTATCAGAACAGTTGGAAGTGGAATAGACGACATAGCTGAAGTAGCTTATAAACCAGTTGTTGATGCTGCGCCAGTTATTGAAGACGCTGTTAGAGAAGTTGGCAGCACTATTGACGATGTATTAGAACCTGTTTACAAGCCAGTTGTTGAAGCTGCTCCAGCTATTGAAGACGCTCTACGACCTATTGGCGTGGCTATTGAAGATGTTGCTAGAACTGTAGGCAGCAGCACAGAAGACGTTATTAACGAAGTTGTAGATGTTGGTCAGACTGTTATATCTGCTGTGTCAGATGTTGTTAGCGCTGGTGGTAGTCAATTAGAAGATTTTATTAGACCCATAGGCTCTGCTGTAGAAGACATTGTTAGAATTACAGGCAGCACCACTGAAGATGTGCTGCGTGGTGTAGGTGCTGTTGGCGAAGACATCTTAGGTGCTGTTGGAGATACTGGACAGGCTGTTATAGATGCCCTGAGTCCGCTAGGCAAAGCTATTGAAGATGTTGTTAGAGCTACAGGCTCTACACTAGAAGATATTATCAGAGCTTTGAATATTGATTTAAAGCAAGGCATTGGAATGCTGGCAACACAACAAGCACAACAAGCAACAGACGCTCGTAACTTGCAATTAGCAACAAGAACCACAGACAGCTTGTTTGGTGACGAGTTGTTTAAATTTAAAACACAAGTAGGCGCTGATATGCCTGAGTTAGTTAAATTACAAAGAAGGTATCAAGCATGACATATCTACAGTTAGTAAATAGTGTTCTACGCAGACTCCGTGAGAACGAAGTAGACTCTGTTAATCAAAATAACTATTCAAAACTTATTGGGGAGTTTGTCAACGATGCTAAACGAACCGTAGAAGATGCTTGGGACTGGACAGCGCTGCGTACAACTCTAACAGTGTCTACAGTAGCTAATGTTTATAACTACACGTTAGTTGACTCACAAGATCGTATTAAGGTGTTAGACGTTATTAACGACTCTTCTAACTGGTTTATGGAGTATCGTCCGTCAACGTGGATGAACAATGCCTTCCTCGTCCAAGCTAACATACCCTACGCAGCTCCTAAGTACTATAGCTGGAACGGTATTGATAGTAATGGCGATAGCGGTGTAGACCTCTACCCAGCCCCTGACGGTGCTTATCAGCTACGCTTTAACGTGGTGCTGCGTACAGCAGACATGACAGAAAACACTGACACAATGTCAATACCTTCGTCACCAGTTATTCAGATAGCAACAGCGTTAGGCGCTAGAGAACGTGGTGAGACTGGTGGAACAAGCGCAGCAGAGTTGTTTGCTTTAGCTGATCGTACCTTGTCAGACGCTATTGCACTAGACGCTGCTAGACACCCTGAAGAGACTATCTGGACGACTGTATAATGGCTCAACAATTACAGAACATTACAATCTCTGCTCCGGGATTTTTTGGTTTAAACACCCAAGACTCTCCTATTGGTTTAGACCCTTCGTTTGCCGCTGTAGCTGACAACTGTGTTATTGATCAGCTAGGTCGTGTAGGAGCTAGGAAGGGCTATCAGTACTCAACAACCAACGGAGCTTCTTTGCTGGGCAGCAGCAGAGGAATAGAGACGCTGCATCAGTTTATTGACTATAGTGGCGATAGAAGGTTGCTATCAGCAGGTAATTTAAAAGTATTTGTTGGTGATACTACGTTGGTTGATTACACGCCAGCAGGTTATATAGCAACAGCAAACAATTGGAAGTGCGTCACACTGGCTAACCATGTATATATGGTACAGAGTGGACACGAGCCGTTGATAGGCACTAATGAAGCTGCTCCGTTTACACTAGAGCGTATAAGCACACACGCGCATAGCACAGGCACTATGCCGCGTGGTAACGAAGCTCTGGCAGCTTTTGGGCGCTTGTGGGTAGCTGATGTAGTAGGTAACAAGCACACTGTTTACTGGAGTGATTTACTAGATGGTTCACATTGGACAGGAGGCTCTTCAGGCAGCTTAGACTTAACTAACGTATGGCCAGAAGGCTTTGACGAGATAGTGGCACTAGCGGCTCACAATGGCTTTCTAATCATCTTTGGTAAGAAGTCTATACTTACCTATAGCGGTGCTAAGTCTCCAAGCACTATGACGCTTGCAGACACCGTAGCAGGCGTTGGTTGTGTTGCTCGTGATTCTGTACAGCACACTGGGACAGACCTTATATTTTTATCTAACACAGGTGTGCGTACGCTGGGAAGGACTATTCAAGAGAAGTCTTTGCCAATGAGAGACATCAGCAAGAATGTTCGTAATGACTTGGTTAGTTTGATTCAACAGCAGAACAACCCTATCAAATCTTTATACAGCCAAGAAGAAGCTTTTTACTTGCTTTCTTTTCCTGATAGTGGTATAATATATTGTTTTGACATGCGTGTCCCGCTAGAGAATGATTCACATAGGGTTACAACATGGTCTGGAATGGGTATTAACGTCTTTGCTCGTTGTGACGATGGTACTATTCACATGGGAGTGTCTGACGGCATTGTAGAATATAGTGGTTACTTAGACGATACAGAACAGTATCAGCTGCGTTATTTCAGTAACCCACTTGACTTCCAAAGCCCCGCTAACTTGAAGTTTTTGAAGAAGTTTAACTTAACCATTATTGGTGGACAGTCTACGCCTACAACGCTCAACTGGGGCTATGATTACACATCTGATTATACAAAGCAACCTTTTATTTTTGGTTCTACTAATTTAGCTGAGTATGGCATTAGCGAGTATAACACAACTGCTGAGTATTCTGCTGCTGTTGTTATTAACACACCAAAAGTAAACGCTAGTGGTAACGGCTCTGTTGTAACAGTAGGTATCGAAGCTCAGATTAACAACTCTGCTTTCTCAATTCAAAAGATCGACATACACGCTCTACTAGGGAGACTTATCTAATGTCTAATTATACTAAGACAACTAACTTTGCAACTAAGGACTCCCTCAGTTCTGGCGATCCCGCTAAGATTGTTAAGGGTACTGAAATCAACACTGAGTTTGACAACATTGCTACTGCTGTCAATTCTAAATCTAACAAAGCTGATCCTACCTTTACAGGAACAATGACAGCCGTCACCGTCAATGTCTCAGGTACACTAACGGCTGGCACTATTACTGGAGGTACATTCTAATGGCGTATGATGCAATGGGTAGATATATTCCTGATCAAATGGGAATGGCAGGGCCACAAGGACAGCTAACCAACCAAGGTGGTTTCTTCAACACACAGTTGCCACAACAGCCTACAGGTGCTATGCCTGCTGCTCAAACTGGGCCAGTGACAGGAGCGCAGGTAGGCAGCTCACCTTCTTTAGGAACTGTTGCAGGTGGCTTAGCCCTAGGTGGTTTATTAAGCAATAATTTTAATCTTGGAGATTTTGCTTCTTCATTAGGTAATTATTATGTAGGTCAGCAAGGCTTGGAAGGCGCTCAACAAATGGGACAGTCTGCTTTAACAACAGCAGGCGCTCTTGGTCAGCAAGCAATGCAGGCAAGTCAGTTTAAGCCCTACACTGTCACAACAGGTCTAGGCAGAGCTGCTACAACTCCTCAAGGTGGTTATACATTAGAACTTAGTCCACAACAGCAAGCACTACAAGCGCAGTTGATGGGACAGGCTCAGAACTTGTTTGGTCAAGTTGGTCAAGACCCTGCGGCACAACAAGCAGCCTTGTACGAGCAGATCAGAGCTGCACAGCTTCCAGAGGAAGAACGTCAGCGTTTGGCAATGCAGGAGAACTTGTTTGCTAGTGGTCGTGGTGGTCTACAGACTGCTCAGTACGGTGGCTCACCAGAGCAGTTTGCGTATGAGAAGGCACGTCAAGAGGCTATGGCTGGTGCGTCTCTGGCGGCTCGTCAGCAGGCTATGGCGGAACAACAACAGGCACTAGCAGGCGCTTCTGGCTTATTAAGCGCTGGTTACTCACCGCAGCAGCAAGCTCTACAGGCTCTTGGAGCAGGTACTGACATTGCTAACTTGGCAGGTACAAGCGCTCGTACAGGTGCTACGTTACAATCACAACTCGGTCAGACTGGCTTAGAGGCTTATTTACAAGCAGCTAAAATAGCAAGTGATCGAGACTTTGCACAGCAGCAAATGCTTTCTCAAGCTGCTTTAGGAACTGGAGGCAGTACTGGTTTAATTCAAAATATACTAGGAAGCGTGTTAGGAGGTGGTTCTAAACAAACCGATTATGGTAATCTTCTTAGTCAAATAGGGAATGTTTTTGGAACTCCAGAGCAAGGTTTCACTCCAACTTATGCTTCAGATAACTGGGTAGGTGGTTCAGGCTTTTTAAGTAGTTTGTTTAATGATGCTAATTCATATAATGCACAACCAGAACCAGCAACAACAGCAGACGCAATTGATATTTCTAAATATTTAACACCAGCTTATGGAGGTGGAATCTAATGGCTACAGATATAACTGGAATGTTTGGTAATTTAGGTGTTAGCCAAGAAGACCTTTTGCGAGCGCAGGGTATTCAGCAAGCACAGCTACCTGCTGGGCGTTTAGCAGACGTAAGCGCACCACAGAGAGCTGCTGATTTTAGAAGGTCTACTGGCGGCATGTTTGGTGTTGACACTAGAACAGACGCAGAGAAAGCACAAGAAGCTTTAAAATCTTTAGACCTTTCAAAAGAAGCTGACCAGCAAACAGCTATTTCAATATTGTCTAAAGTTAATCCAGTAGGTGCGTTAGCTTTAGCTGATGAATTTCAACGACGAAAAGCCGCTGCTGAAGACACAAGACTGATGCGCGACCAAGAACAACAGAAAATTGAATTACAAAAAGAAAGGATTATCAACGAAAGGGCGCAGATAGCAGCTAATAAGGATAATTTGACCAATCAAGATAAGAAGTATATTGAAGGGGCTGCGTCTTTAGCAGAAGAGAAAGCTGGAATGGCTACACGGATGTATAATATTGGACAGCGGTATGAGCAGTATCAACCTCCAAGCGGTTTTGTAGGAAAAGCTATTGATACGTTTAATAATTATATGGGTAACCAAGGAGATGTTGAGCTTTTAAGAACTGAGTTTAATGCTTTAAAAAATTCTATTGTACTAAACCAACTACCCCCCGGTGCTGCTTCTGACAAAGACGTTGCGCTTGCCATGAAGGGCTGGCCTGACGAGTATTACAACGCAGAGGCTATTGCTTCTTTCTTGAGAGGGCAGGCTAAACTAGCTGCTATTGCTGCTGAAAAAGAAAATGAAAAAGCCAAGTATTTAAGAGACAACAAAGGAGATAGTGCTGGCTTCTTAGATCATTGGAGGAACAAGATTAAAGAAGAAGGCTTTGAACAAAATATCATGTCTGTTTATGATTTTAAATTTGAACCAATTCCACAAATAAGTGCTAATGACTTTTTCAACAAGCCTTCTAACACAGAGTCTCCGCAACAACCGCCGCAACAACAGCCACGTCAACTTACTGGACGTGGGCGAGGACAACTATAATGGACAAAACACTACCGAACGGCACTGTTGTTTATGGGTTACCTGATGATATGTCAGATGAGGACTTTAAAAGGATAGCTATTGAAAAAGGCTATGCTACTCCTGACGAATATGCTAGAGACACTAAAACAGCAGCAGACTATCTAAGCACTGTTGGCGAGCTGGGAGGAGGCTTGGCAGGCGCTTACTACGGTGCTGCTGTTGGTACGGCTATCATGCCTGTTGTTGGTACGGCTATTGGCGGTTTGATTGGAGGTGCGACAGGAACTTTACTGGGTTCTGTAGCTGGTGAAGTTACTGAAGCAGCTCTTGAAGGACGAAAATTAGACGGTCAAGCAGTAGGGAAACAAGCCTTTGAAGCCGCTGGCACTGATATAGTATTCAGCGCTGGTTTGGGGGTTATAGGCAAAGGTTTAGGAATGATCGCCAAGCCTATTTATAACTTGGTTAGAACAACCCCAACACCTACGTCTATAGAAACTGCTATTCAGAAAGCTGCTTTAGACGTTAAAAATGGTATTTCTACTGTAGAAGAGGCTGCTGCGAAATATGGCCTTCCTCCTGACTCTTTATCTAAATTTGAACAAGAACTTTTAAAGAATGAAGACGAAATCCTCAGAGCTGCTTCTTTGAATGAAAAGCTTATGCAGAGAGGAGGGCAACTGCTTCCTACTCAAATTCCAACAAATACAAAAGGAATCTTATCACAAGAAGTTGCGCAAGCGTCTTTGGTTTTAAGCAGAGAAATTGATCAAACATTAGACATTCAAAATAAATATATTCAAGAATCTTTTAATGAGATTTTAGACAGCACAGCAACTCTTACTAGGGAAGAAACAGGTAAGGCTATACAAGCGTTAGCCAAGGACACAGAAACAGCTTTAAAGGAAACTGTAGCTCCTTTGTATAAGGAAATAGATAAGAGAGGCAACATCTATGTAAGCACTATTGATGTTATGCAGAAAGCTAATGATTTTTCTAAAGGCTTGGGAAGAGCATCAGATGCTTCTGTACGAAAGGCTAAACAGTCAATTGCTAAACTTCCTATGTTTCCTAAGCCAAAAGAGGCAGCCGTTCAGATAGCGCGATTACAAAAAGACATGGAGTCTCTTCGCAGAGTAGAAGGCGCTGGTAATGCTGTAGCAATGCTAAGTCAAGCTATTAAAGGATTAGAAAAGAAATTAACTGGCCCTCAGTTTGTTAGCACAGCAAGCGCTAAAAAAGACGCAACAAACGCTTTAAACACTTTGATAAACAAGTATGGTCAGACAGGTATCAAAGGAACGTACGCTCAGAAGGCTAAAGATATTTTAGAAATGCGAGATAAGATGTCTTTTTC